TGCGGAAGTTGAGCAGAGCCAGGATAGATCGCGGCGATGGGAAACGTCACGAAGCGATAACCATCAGTGAAGGTGAGGAAGGTGATCTCAGGAAGAGAAGAACTCGACGAAGGACCAAATTCCAAACCGAGCGTGATCCAGGCAGTGCAAAGCGCAAGTGGGATCGAGCCATTCGAGCGAAAGGGGAGGGGGGAAGGTGGTGGCCCAGCAGAAGCTGCAATCGACCTTCGAAAAGGGAGAGCTGACAACAGGGCGGAGTAGAGGGAAAAGATGAAGAGGAGGAAAGACATGTTATCAAATAAATAGTGCGTATCCGACCGGCACCAATCAATTGGTGCCGAAGGAGTAAGACTTTTGATGCACTTGCTCAAGTAGTGCGTGCGCAAAGAGTTCACGCGCCTCAAGATTTTTCCGGTCGATGTCATTCTCGACAAGAGCAGCGAGGACGTCATCATCAAAAGCAGCACGTCCATCACCAATAGGAAGAGCATGATAATGGCGGCGCATGGAATGAAGAGTGGGGAGTCGTCGAGCACCGAAGTCCCTTGAAAGACGTGCACGACCAGCCATAGGTCCGCGATAATTATGGAACAGCACAAGGATAGCAGCGTGGCATTCCATTTGCGTGGAGTCCATGAACGAGTGAAGCTCATCACCAAAGTTGTAAGCGAACATGCAGTCAGACAAGTACCCAGAGTAGGTCAAATGTTGCGTTCCCTGTTCTCGTGAAATCAATGCGCGATGGAGGAGGATCGTGGGTTCTTTGAAGATGCCGAGGTAGGTGAGCACCCAAGAGCAGAATTCAGGGAAAAAAGTCTCCTCACTCTCGCCCAGCATGAAATCACGGTGAGAGATGAGACCTGCATCAGGATGGACAGCAGGCACATCAAAGAGGCAAGAGTCATCACCGGAATACAACTGTGGTGTGCCAGGAAGGATGAGGAAAGACATGTGGCAATACGCGATATTGTAGATGGTGTTGAACAAATAGGTACTGAATTCGCCTGTAAAACGCATGATCGCAATTTCACCAACAAAACCGCGCATGGTGAGTTTGAGGTCGAGATACATCTCACGATAACGTTGAGGGATTTGGAAACGTTCCATGAGAAGCATCTCCATTGAGAGCGCACCACCAGATTGATGAGAATCAAATTCCTTGAAATCAGAGTTGAAACATTTAACACCAGGTTTCATGTGTTCACGCACAAAAGCATCAAGATCCTCAGGTGTGCGTTGGCTGTGGATGTAGATGTGCTCAGGTTTGAGATCCAGCAATTTCACCATGAGGTAGCGTCCCACTGGCCCAAGTGTCAAGGTGACATTGCGGCTGAAAGTGGCAAGAGATTGGGGAGCCTTCTTATCAGCAAGGAAAGCAGCGTTCTTGAGTTTAACTTGGGCTTTGATGAACAAGTCGATGTAGTTGTTCGCCCAATCGGGATCAGCGCGATTGATCGTCGCCTTGAGTTGATCGATCGGTTTATCAAGGGCGACAGCCTCATTCTCAAGGATGCATTCCGCAAAAAGTTCCACATCGAAGGGCACCGTTTCGTTCTCGCGCCATTCCATTGCACGAAGGAGAGCTTGGTAAAGAGAAGTACCAAATTCAGAGGACTCGCGGAAATCACGTTGATTCTTGGCCTCAGTGCCACGCTTGACACGACGTTCATATGC